GTACAACTGTGGAGGGATGCCTTTGTCCTGCACGATGGACTCGTGCATTAGCTTGGGCGTACGTTTCGAGCGAGGCAGTCGGCCCCCACCATACTACGGTGTTCGCCGCTGTTAGGGTCACCCCATGTGCCGCTGACTGGGGTTGAATAATTAGAACCTTTGGCTCGGGTGTCTCTTGGAACCTTCGGAAGATATCCGTGCGCTGATTCACAGGCACGTCGCCCCGGATGATCTCGTTAGTCACACCGTCTGCCGTTAGCTTCTCAGAGATAAGGTCGATCACGCTCTTGAATGGCACGAAGACCAACACCTTCTGGCTTGACTCCTCGATGACTTCCTTGAGCACGTTATACCGATGCTTAATATCAAACTCGATGATCTCACCCGTGTCGGTGTAGACAGCACCACATGCTACTTGTAGCAACTTAGACATCGCCACTGCCGCGTTGACTGCTGTGATCTGTTCGCCACCCGCTTCAATGATCAGCTTATCTTTAAGTAGCTTGTAGTATTTCTTTTGTTGTGCAGTCAATTCGACCCGCCGCCGTACGTAGGTCATCTCAGGTAGATCAAGGCAGTCCTCTTTACTGAACCGGATCGCCGGTTGCAGTACACGATGCACGATAGTCGTAGCCTCTGGCCTTGGTATCCAACGGAACTGCGATAGCTTTAGTAGCACCATCTCCTTGAACGAAGACGCGAAGCGTGGCACACCAGCGGGGTTAATTAACTTAGCCAGACCGTAGGCATCTACTGGAGATTGTGCGGCAGGTGTACCCGTTAGCATCCACAGCCACGTGCGAGGACCAACCAACCGATTCAAACACTTCCAGCGTTTAGTGGACGTGTTCTTGTATGCGTTGGCTTCATCGACAACAATCAGGTCAAACCCACCATTGTCGATCTCCTGCTCAACAGTCTCAACACCATCGTAGTTGATGATGACGAACTCGGCATCGCCGTTGATGATTGCCTTGCGTTTATCTACGCTACCGTATGCGATGTCCACCGTACGGTGCATGGCAAACTTAAACAGGTCGGCTCGCCATGCCGAGTCCATAATAGACAGGGGGCAAATTACTAGCACCCGCCGGATTCGGCCTATGCTCAACAAGTAATCAGCAGCCCATATCACACTACCGGTTTTGCCCGTACCTTGCTCGTTCAAGCATAGGGCTTTTTGGTGCAGTGTAAGGAATGATGCCGTTGTCTTCTGATGATCAAACGGCTTGTACATCCCGGGCCATTTGTACTGTCCCAAGATGGGACTAGGCACGTTACGTATATTTAGTTGGCGTAAAGCCCGGGCTTCGTCCAGCCCCCAGTTAACTAGCACTTGGTTGTTCCCTATGTCTTTGCTCTTCGGTATCTGACTCGTGACCTTCGTTGGATCACGTAGCTGTAGTAATAAGTCTTTGTTGTTGACGATCTGCATTACTTACCGTTCCGGCTACGATTTTTGTGCGGTGTAGTGAGTCGCAGATTACTTTTGTCGTTGCTCCCGCCTTTACTTAACAAAACTTTGTGGTCTATGTCCTTGCCCTTGCGGTCGATCCCCTCGGCATCGTACATCCGACGCGCCTTCTGGCGTTCCATCCGCAGGGGGTGCTCGCCCCGCTCCTTCTGTTGCTCGTACTCTTTCTTGTAGGGGCGCGGCTTATTAACGTAAGGCATTACTAACTCCTTCCATTGTGGGGGCAAGATAAAACTACGCAGTGGTTACGGCACAGCCCGCTCGGCCTTGCGTTCCATACATTGTTAGCGTAGGACGCCGCCATGCGTTTGCGATCTGCAATCCATTTACTCCAGCATACATTTTGCTGGTCTATGTGGTAGCTATCTTTGAGGAAGGCGTTAGCCACTACAAATAACAAGCCACCCTTAACCTTCTTGATCTCGGGAAAGTGCTTGAAGATAGCCAGCGCCATTAGTTCAAGCTGCCCCTTGTCAGCGTACTTTGTTGACTTGCCGGTCTTGTAGTCCACCACCCTTGCTTCTGCGTTCTCACGATCAAGGATAATCAAGTCGGCAATCCCCCGCCACCATACGTTCTCGTCTTTGAACCCGCACGGTTGCAGGTCCTCGGTCAAGCCCATCTCGTACTCGCACAGCTTCTCTCCCGGCATCCGGTTGAAGTTGTCTAATACTGACTTCGCATAGTTAAACTGTGGGGGTAGGGGCGTGCCGTCCCTGATGTAGAGTTCAGCCGCCTCGTGGAACTGCGACCCGTATAGGGTTGCTTCTGTGGCCGACTCCTCGTAGTCCTTTATTACCTTGAGGTGGTAGAACTTTCTAGGGCACTGCTCGTATGCCTTAATACTACTAAAGGACCACGGGGGTAGCTTCACTCAACAATCTCCGTATCTACGGGAAAACCCTGCTTCGCAGTTCAGCGGCAAACCTTGCGCCCACTTGGGTGTCCAGCGCATACACTCCATGACGTACGCCATAGCCTCTTGAGCTTCTGCCTCGGGTGCTATACATGCGATGGCATCATGAACTGTCATGACTACACGGTATCTCTTAGCAATCCGCAACATTTGCTCGCCGATTATACACCTTGCAATAGCTTGGCACACGTTCTCGATGACCTTACCGCCGTAGATATATGTGAACCCCTTGCGGGTGCGATACATGAAGGACGGTCCTTTCTCCCCCGGCTCGGTCTTAAGCTCGTCGTATCGCATGAGTAAGCCGGAAGGTAACTTGATGGATGTATTTAATACTCTGAGCACACCCTCTCGACCTAGCTGAATTTCTTCCCCGTTGATCATGCCCTTGAGTGTTGCCTGAGCTTGTTGCCATAGGGCTACGATCTTGTCGTTAGTGGCGCGATACACGTTGATGATGTGCCGTGCTTCGTCCAACCCAATCTCTACCCCGGTCGTCTTGAGTGCCGCTTGAAACTTAGCCGCCCCCATGCCGTAACCTGCACCAAGAATCGTAGTCTTACCGACGAACCGCTCGGCCTTTGTAACCTCTTCGACTGGCTTGTTATAGATAGCGGAGGCCATGATTTTGTACACGTCCTCGCCATTAGTAAAAGCAGTTAACAGGTCATCCTGACCGGCCAGCCACGCCAACGTCCTCGCCTCGATCTGCGAAGAGTCGGAGTCAATCATCACGTACCCCTCGGGCGCGAGGATACCCCGCTTGATCTTGCCACCATGCTCGCCCCGGCTCGGCAGATTCTGCATGTTGATCTTGTCGTCCCCACCCCACCGACCAGTATGGGCGGCGTAGTACCGTAGCGGAATCGGCAACGCCCCTCGACTGCTGATCTCTAGGAACCGCTCGGTCCTTGTCTCTTCCAACGTAGACTTAGTGCCTAGTCGTGCCGCAACAAGTGCTTGCACTCGTACGTCCGGGTGTTCTGCTAGTGCCTTGAACTCCTCGTCATTCTTAGCTAGCGCGAGCGTCTCTTTGCCTGTGGTTGGGCTTATCTTAGTAGGAGGAATGACTCCAAATTCTTTAAGAAGAGCAGCGAACTTTGGGTTAGATAGTAGCTCGGCTTTTTCCGCCTTGGTGTTATCTAATAACTCCTGCTTTGCTAGCTGGATATCCCGCAGGTGATCGCGCATTAGATCCTCATCTACTTCCAAGACGGGATCAATAAACATCCGCAACGTCAGATCAATTAACCGTAACTCGTCACGGGGGAAGGATGGAGCCAACAGACCAAACAACTCGTAAGTTATATCCACGTCGTTGAGGCAGTAATCCCCGTAGCGTGACAACTCCTCATCGCTGAAGTCCAGACGCCGCTTGCCTTTGGCATGGATAACTTCGTCACCCTTGGCGCCCACCTTGTACCGCTCGGCCAATGCTTTAAGCGAACCACCTACTTCTACGCCGTGGATGGCTCGTGCCATACATAAGGTGTCTGCCCATATCTTCGCATCTATACCGAAGTGCCACTTGAGAATAGCACCGTCAAACATAGTGTTATGGGCAAGCACCATCGACTCGGCAAACGGAAACTGTTTAAGCCACTGACCTAACTCTTTCCTCGGCCCACTGGCCCACTGCGTAGGCTCGTTGTCTACCTTTACACCTACTCCAATAACCTCAAACTTTGGACTACGAACGTACTCCTCTGTAGTTATCTTGGACAGGCTGAAGTCCTGATCGTAGAACGTCTCGAAATCAATCGTTATTAATTTCACCTTGTACCTCTTTTAATTTGGCGGCGTAGTGCATTGCTTTTTCTACGTCATCAGTCGAGTTTTGTTTGCATCCATTACGCAACGAATACTTAATCACGTTGCCTTTTAGGAATCCTACAAACTCAGTATGGGTAAGGACGGACTCCATCACGTCCCACGGTTGCATCCCCATCTTCTTGTAGTGGTCACCACCAACCTGAATATCATCAGCCTTCATTCTTTCCTCACGCCATCAAAGGACCACTAAGCCACAGCGTGGCTGAATATCTAACACCTCGTGTGACAGGTGTGACCTTGTGCATCAGTTCGCTTGGGAATGCAACGATAGAACCCCGTTCACGTGAAGCACGGATCTGCTGTGAGTAATCTAATATTAGGTCCCCGCCCTCGTAGTCCTCCGGGTTGGATAACTGCATGACCACGGAAACTTTACGGTGGCTGCCCTTCTCTTTGTTAAAGAACTCTTCGTCGCGATGCCAATCGTAATGCCCACCGATCAGGTACTCACCGATCTGCGTTTTCTCAGACGTTTCGATGTCAAAGCCCCAAGCCGCCTTGTGGTTTGCAATTAGCCCGTGCGTAAATAGGAATAACGTAATAGATTCACGTTCAGGAATCCAGCACAACCTTGCCTTGCGGTGCTCATGCACGACTTGGTTATTGATGTCACCGATCTTTGCATCTGCTACGTCAGGTGAATTGTGAAAGTAATCAATGAGAAATTTGCATTTCTCGGGGTTAACGCATGGGCCATACTGCCATATCCGAGACTTGTACTTCATTTGTTTTCCCCTTTTGTAGGTGCTATGTAAAGCACATCGCTAGACCAACACCGCCCAGTAGTTGGGTCGTATATGCTACCCGTTATCATGTCCACATAAGCGTTTACCTTTTCTTTAAGTAACTCTATACCAATCAACTTCATCTTCCTAACTTCATTAATGCACCCGCCTTTTACAGTCTTGTTAACTATTCTTCCTTTTCGCTTCTTTACCTGTTCCAGCCTGACGTATGGCTCCTTAAAGGAAACGTGTAGCGGGCCTTTATCGTCCTCTGTTGTAACTTTTGCTTGCTCATCCATTTAAAACAATGCCTCTGGTACGTTAGATATATCTAACTTGGGTTTACGTTTGCGCTTGATGCGCTCAACTATGTGAGGGTAGGGTGGCACGGTCCACACCCACCGGATCACCTTGCCTTCGTCGTCAAGGATTCCGTATCTAGCCACCGTTCTTCTCCCGCAGACTTGCCAGACGCCAAACTGGTTGAGCACGGGCGTGGCTTTTGACAGCTTTGCTTGGTAGCAAAGCCCCGGTCTTAGTGATGAGCTTCCTTTTGCTTAAAGAAAGGGCCACCGCTCCCCAAGCATTTGCAGACGGAGGTGCGCCAATCCCACTCTTCATTGCATGTGCGCGAGCATCTTCAAACAACGCCCCGTCCCAGCCCACGTCGGAAAAGTATTTAAGCGCGAGTGCGGTTGCCGTGTCGTGCCAGTCTTCATCAGCACTTGCAAGTGCAAGTGCTGCTCCCTCGTCACGTAAGAGGCGTCCGATTTGGATTTCGTATATATCAGTCATGCGTTTTTCTCCTTGAGTTTGGCTTCAATCTGGTCAAACAGTTTGCGGGTGTAGCCTTTGATTGGCGTGTCCCCCCACGGCCCTATAATTTCTTTAATCTCGTTATCCGTCAGCCCGACCCACGGGCGCTTTGTGTCATGCGATGTCTGGTCAAGCATCACTGTACGCGCCAGTGATTCGCAAGTTGGACATGGTTGTGGGGCGGGATACAACGCAGTCCACCTATCAGGATGTTTATTTAAATCAGAGGGTCGATGCGGAACGACTACTCCTTCAATTTTTGTATGTAACCAAGCCACAGGCTCCTGTTCTGGTTGCGCCAGCCTATCGCGCAACGCTAAAATGGTTTTGCAAATTAGGCATTCACACCCATACAAACCTTTTGGTTTTGTTTCGTCTGATGCGTATTCCAACGCATCCTGCGCTTGTTGCATAAGTTCGCGGTCAGTCATTTCTCTCCCCTTGCGCGGATAGCTCTAATCAAGTTAATGATGTTGTCGTATTCATTAACCAACCAATCGACCTCGGCATGGAAGTAACCCATTCCTCTTTCGCGTTCCACTCTAATCTTTCCTATTGCGCTTCGGGCCTCACACAAAATACGGTCGGCTTCTTTCAGCATTTCTGAATCGGTCATTTCTCTCCCCTCTGTCGGAAGGCTTCAAGCACATCATCAGTACAGCAAATGCCTTCAGCGTCGCTGTTGTCTAGCACTATCAAGCTACACGCCTCCCGTTCGTCCTCAACTGCTTTCTGCACAAGCACTTTGATGTTGTGGTCAATAGCCTCAAGAACTTTTTTGGCGGTTTCATCAACGGGTATATCTGGATTGGCCCACACACCTTCTTTAGTTATGCGTAGAATTTCAAGGGGATTGTCTTCTATAAGTTTGAATAGTATTTTTGAATCAGTCATTTCTCTCTCCTTGCGCGGATAGCGGCGGCGCAGTCATGAAATTCATTGTTCTCGCCCCAAGCGCCTAAGCGTGCCCAACCGTGTGCAAGTTTTATGCACTCCATCGCACACGCCTCGCGCTCGGCTGCGGCGACAAGGGCGGCAAAGCGTTCAAGTGCTTCGCCTGCTGCTTCAGACCATGACGTTGCAAACCCAGCCTCCCGCGCCATGCGGATGATGTCTTCTTTGGTCATGATGGCTTCCTTTCCCCGCGCTCAAACGCTTCACGCTGGTCTGCGCTGTTGTGGACGGCAATAAACTCCGCTTCGTCAATGGTCGGCTTACACCAACAGGTTGGCATCAACTCATGCTCGTACAGGTCATCGGTGGGGATGATGTGTTGCACAAGATTCCCAACTTCTGAAACAAATCCTTCAAGTTTCCAAGGTGTGTTCATTTCGTCACCTCACGAATTGCTTTCTCCTGTCCCCTTGCTCGGATGGCGGTTGCAGCTTCGATGTATGTCTTGGCGTTAAACGCTATCTTGGCGCACTCCTCCCGCTCATGCGCGGCAACAAGGTTGGCGAAGCGTTCAAGCGTGCCGTCATCAAGCGACCAGTCATCGAAGTCAGGGTTGCGTTCTGCGCCCGCCTCCCGCGCCATGCGGATAATGTCTTCTCTAAGTATTTCCGGCTTCATTTCCAACTTCCTCCACGTGCGGTCATCTGACCGGCTAAAAATGCAGCTTTATATGCACCATCGTTGGTGTTAGCCCGCATCAACTGTTCCTTGAGATGCGTAATCTCAACTTGAGATTGTTTGTCTGCCGCATCCCATCCGGCATTCCATGCGTCGTAAATAACTCCTTCCATCGGATGGTATGCGCCCATAGGCATGTTCTGCCCGTGTTGCTTCATCCACCACGTTTTCCATGCTTCAGCTTTAGTCACGGCCACCTCCAAAAAATATGTTAAGACGATTACGCAACGATGGGCGCAACGGGCCACCCCACAACAAATGCGTTTGTAGTCGCTCCATGTCCCAAGAGATTATTTGATTTTGTTTCGGTCGTACGTACGCCGTGCTAATTTTATATTTATCCCAGTCTTTAACTATCTTGCCGTTAACAATCATTTCTTTTTACCTTTTTTTGGCGGTTCCGAGGAGACATGCTGATTGAGTAGCATGTTTTTCAATTCGGTTGGCGAGCAGTGTCGGCTACGCTTTTTAAATATTTCTTGCTCGGTCCAACCGCGTCTCCACAAGTATTTTATTTCGAGTTTAGCGCCAAGTGTTAGGAGTTCGATAGTTGTCCTAACCTGACTGCCGTAAGTAACCCACTGGTGCTTGTTGATGTAGTGGGGCGCATACATCGCTTTGTGCAAAAAGAACACCGGTTCAAATTCGTAATCGGAACACTCTTCGTCCATCACTTCCGTTTCTTTCATGCTCTAAGATCCTCTAAATAGTTAGGGCTACTCGTATCGTAATAGTCCGCTAGGTATAACTCACCAACAACCTGTTCACTACCCTTGGGCAGATCGCGCAATATTTTGTAGTTACTTGGCTCGTTTTTCATAATCTTTTTGAAGTCCGGTTTGGTTGGTTTTTTAGCGGGTCTTCGTGGCTTAGGTGTAGATACAACTGACGGATCATCTGCATCTATGTAAGTAGGATTAATTCTCGTGTTTGGTTCACGATATGCCCAAAACACTCTTCCCTTGGGCTTACTTCGTACTTGTCTACGGACCAACACACCTTCAACGCATAGTTTACGGAGCATGTTTTCGGTGGTTGATACTGTTAGTTCTGGTAAACGTACTTCAATTCCGGCTATTTCGCGCTTGGCTTCAATAACAAAGTTAGAAATTAGTCCGCGTGAATTTCGGTTTTGCTTTAGTTCTGAATCAAGTTTTGGTTTGGTCATGTGTGTGGTAGGTAGGTAACTGGCATCTAAATGTGGGGGGTGTTAGGGAGTCCCTAACAGGGCGGAATAAACTAAGTCTATATTCTCTTCGTTGATCACTAGGGCAATCCCCCCGCTCTTGCGTATCTCTTCAAGGTTAAGTTCTTGCAATGGGGTCGGCTTGTTGGTTCCGGCCTTGCATTCAATTGCAAAAAACTTTCCCTTGTAACAGCCTACTATGTCAGGCACACCGGATCGGCCATACCCCCCGGTGACAGGGTAGAAGTAATAGGCGTCCAACAACTTTAATTGCTGGACTACCTTCTTCTTGACCTTAGCCTCGGGGGTCATAGACCTACGAAGTCACGCACACGTTCCCAGAACGTGGGCTTGCGAGGGGGAGGGGCTTGCTCCGTAACCGTAAACACATACGCAGGGGAACCCGGAGTGTGAGCGGCAACGTATGCGTTATGCGCGGGGTCGGGTAGTGGCACAAACGGAACTTGCTTTTCCCCCGATACTTTCTTCTTCCTCAAACTACCAATACCCGCCGCCTTGTTGTCGGACCAACGAATTTGATACACGTAAGCCGGACTGACCTTAGTCTTTGCCGTAATATCTGCGACCGACATACCCGTTGCCAATAACTTACGTACCCTATTCGCCTTGGTCTGGCGCTTGTAAGGGCGCTTCGGTTTGTCTGCCAATACTTTCTTCTGTACAACCGTTTGGTTGCTTGCCTCTTTCCTTTTGCTTTGTAAGTCGGCGCTAAGATTCTTCAGCATCTCCAACGTAACCATCTTTTCATTTGTCGTGTTCATTTGTATACCCAAAAAATGTTTTCTTCTATTCGTCGTCCCAACCCTGCCACGTCTATTGTCGGTGGCGTAGATGAGAATGTGCTTAGTACGTGCAGCTTATCCTGCACCCATTTCGGCAATGCTTCTATTGATTCATATACACCTTCCTGTAGTGGGTCAATGTCTAGGGCGTAGTTAAGGGACTCCACGTGGGCATGTCCCTTGTCATCGAATTCAACTCGATAAGTTATTGTCATGTAGTGCTATCGCTCTCTAGTTCCTCAATGTAAAACAAATTATTTGCAACCTTGTACCCGATGTTTGGCACGTACTGGTTAATATCTAGCGTGTCAGCCACAGCCATCTTGCCAAGCAACCACGCCGGGACCTCATGCTCTGCAACCCAAGTCGTGAGCGTCACGTTCTTGTCCTCCCACATCAAATCCGGCATAGTCCACACACCGTTATGTTCGACATGTGGGATACGTGCCGCTTTATATGTAGGACCGCGATCCTTTACTTGGACGTACACGCACCACGTCACCTTACAACGATTTGCTGCTTGAGCGTATTCTTTTTTGCGTTCTGCCACCATTTTAATGTTCTCGTACCACGTCACATCCTCGGGCTTGCGATCACTCTCGGCCTGTCCGTTCAAGTAAACCTCCAATGCGGGTAGCGTAGTAGATACTAGCTGGTCGGTGATGCGGTTTAACTCCGAACTTTCTAACCTGTTATAACCATGTTTACCAAACAACGAAGTTATCCGCGCCATCCGCAGATTACTATCTGCTAAGTCAACATCAACTTCCTGATGTCTTATTAGACCCTCCCTGAAATGCTTGCCCATCTCCAAGGCATTGTGCTGTAGCAGGTACGTGTTGGCATTTACAATTGCTACGTCTAACTTTTCTGTAGCAACCATCAGATGTTGGGCTTTGTCCTTGGTGAACTTGTTGTTGGCAATTCGACGGGACGCAATGGTGTATCGATCCCGGCCTTCACCCTTCACTGACCCCCAAGTACCGTAGCCGATGATGCCACGTGCAAACGGTTCGCCCTCGTAGTACACGTACACGTATTCCCACGGTTGATTGGGTTTAGGGCGGTATGGGAGAAACTTCGCACTCTTTGACTGGCGCTTGAATGCACGGACGAATTCGGCGGTGTGCTTATGTACGTTGAACGTACCAAGTTCAGTCGTTATCCAATGCCCATCCATTGGCAATGCTGGTGTAGATGCAAAGTAAATCTTAGCGATCCGCTCGATCTCGTCCACGCTAACCCACAATGATGCTTCTAATGCTGTCATGCTATTACTCCAAGGTTGTTAGGGACGCCCTAACATATATTTAATTACAACGTGACGGGTTCGGTCTGTTCAACTTCTACCACGTAACCTAGTCTTTTAATTAAGTCGATTGTGTTATGGGTTAGGGTCGAATGCCCTGCAATACGGGCAAACAACTTAGCATCATCACACACGGGGTATACGGTACGGTTCCCGTATACGTTCCTCACTCTGACTACTATCTTCATCTCATGGCCTCCCATCTTTGCCAACCCAACCCATGCCAACGTAATCACTAGGATCTTCGTGGTAGTGGGCATTCAATACCATGTGTACGGAGTAAGAGTTGTCGCCCTTCGCCATGCCCTGCTTTTCAGCGTAGGCACGGGCCTCCTCTTCCGTGTCGAACAACCCGTAAACTTCCACGGGTGAATAGGGGAAGAAGTTAAGGATTATCCACTTGCCTGTTTCTTCACTGTTCTCGTTCATCTCACACCTCCACATGTACGGTGCGGCCCACGGTTGGGTTCGCACTCGGGTTATCTGCAATCGCCCACACCACGGGACAGGGCCACGTACCCCATCCGGCATAGAGATCACCATCTGTTAAGACAATCGCAACGTCGGGTTTGATACCAAACTGTTGCATGTACTGTGTTACGCAGTTCACATCCGTACCCCCACCACCCTTGGGCTTAGTACACTTGACGATATCCTGCACATCCGCACCCCGATATACCTCCTCGCTACACACCGCCGTGTCCCAGTAGATGACACGTACTGCTTCTGGCTTGATAGCTGCTGCGATCTTCGCCACTTCCCCCAGAAAGACAGCGACCAAGGAATCTCCGATACTGCCTGACATGTCCATTGCAATCACCATCTCCTTGATGGTCTGACTGTACGTGCTCGGCATATACACGTCCTCCATCACACCACCGATCTGGACCTGCTGACCCATGAACCTACGGTTAGGCCTCGCCCACGTCTGATACTCCGTGCCGGGACACATGGCAGTCAGGATCTCGCGCAACTCGTCTTCCCACCGGACCTTGGACTGCAAGATGTCCTTGATCACACGGTTACCACCCGTGCCATTCTTGCCAGCCATAAGCTCAGTCTCACGCAGGGCAGTGTCGATCTCTTGGGCAAGCTCCTCTTGCTCCTGCTTGGTTAGTTCTTGAGCACCTTCCCAATCGTGCTCGTCGAACCCTTGTTGCTTGTCCTTGGGTTTACCTTGCTTGCTTGGTTTGCCTTGTCCGGGTTGTGGTTGCCCCCCGTCCTCGCCATCCATGCCTTGCTCGCCATCGCTTGGCTCGCTCTCACCTTGCTCAGTATCGGACCCCCCTTCTTCACCCTCATCTTCTTGCTCCTGTTCTTTACGTAGTAACTTGTAGATCTGCTTGCTGTTCAAGCCAGCGAACCGCTCGTCCAACATCCCGCCCTTGGGCATCACGATCCACCCGTCTGCACCGTAGTCGTTGGTCAACCACAGATTAAGATAGTAGTCACAAGCACGGTTGGCACAATTGGGGTCCTCCTCGTGAAGCTCTGACCAAGTAGTCAGATGTTGCAACATCTTGTGACCCACCTCGTGCATGATGAGAAACCGCAACTCGGGGTCGGACAGGGACTTGACGAACGCCCGCCCATACCACTCGTCCCGGCCATTGGTCCGGGCAGTCGGACAGTCCTCGACTACCTCCTT